CTCATTTCGAACTGACTGAAGCACGCGCAGGGGGTGTGGTATAAATGGCAGAATATGAAAATATTTACGACGAGAAAAAGAGACTTAAGCTGTTTAACCGAGAGAAGAAGAAACTTACAAAGATTTTGGAAAAGATAGCTGAAGATAAAATGACAATCGCAGAAGGCCTTATTCACACAGCCGCATGGCAGCGTGTAATGCTGACGGAATTGAAGGAGATGATCCAGCGGGACGGATATGTGGAGCGGTACCAGAACGGAGAGAACCAGTTCGGCATCAAGAAGAGCTCCGCTGTCGAGGTTTACGACAAGACGGTAAACACATACTCGAAGATTATCAAGCAGCTGTGCGAATTGCTCCCTGAGGAGGACGGCGGAACCGCTCCGGGACAGGCTCTGATGGATTTTATTAGTCGATGATTCCAAATTATCCGATGGAATACCTGGCGGCCATTGAAGCAGGGGACGAAAAGCCCAGTGACAAGGTAAGAGAGGTATACCGAAGGGAAGTAGGATGGATGACACATCCGCCTGAAGGTTTTCCGTTCTACTTTGACGAAGAGGAAGGATACCGGCACATCGAATTCATTGAGCGATTCTGCAAGCACTCAAAAGGCAAATTCGCAGGACGGCCGGTGAAACTGGAACTCTTCCAGAAAGCAAAAATACAGCTGGTATTCGGCTGGAAGAAATATGACGGGCTCAGAAGATTTCATGAGGTTGTGGATGTACGCGGAAGAAAATGCGGCAAATCAACCGAGACGGCAGCAGTCGAGTGGGACATGTTGCTGAATGACCATGAAGGCGGCCCGGAAATATATTGCACCGCAAACAAAAAGGATCAGGCAAATTTGATTTATTCAGAATGCGTAAATATGCGAACACAGTCTCCGGAACTGCGAGCAGTAAGTTCGAAGAGGCAGTCTGATATATACACACCGTTCAACATGGGTGTAATAAAATGCCTGGCAAGTGATACATCAACAATGGACGGCTTCAACCCGTCATTTTTCAGTTTGGATGAATTCCATGCTGCGAAGACTTCGGCTCTGTACGATGTCATGATACAGGGACAGTCAATGCGCGATAACCCGATGGCGTGGCTAATCAGCACAAACGGATTCGTGCGTGAAGCGTTTTTTGACCAGAAATACGAATACTGCTCACAGGTGGCGCTGTGGGTACCGGGATTCGAAGATTATTCAACACTGCCGTTGATTTATGAATTGAACGACAGAAAGAACTGGGATAATGAGGAACACTGGGCAGAAGCAAATCCTGGACTGGGTAAGATTAAGAAAATCGAAACCTTGCGGGAATTCGTTGAAAAAGCAAAAAGAGACAGAGCATTCATGCCTACTGTATTGACCAAAGATTTCAACCTGCCGGAGAACGGCTTCACTGGCTGGCTGAAATATGAAGAGGCCTACAATGATACAGTGGTAGGCATGGATTATTTGAAAGATTCCTATGCAATCGGCGGCTGTGACTTGTCAGCAACAACAGACCTGACATGTGCAACGCTGATGATTAAGAAACCGAATGACAAAAGAATATTCTTCCTGCAGCATTACTTCCTGCCGGAAGCCAGAATTGCAAAGATTGACCACACAGACAAACGAGAAGCGCCATACAAATTATGGGCTGAGCAGAAGCATTTGACGATTTGCACCGGTGCAACAGTGAATTATCACGATGTAACGGAATGGTTTGTCAGCATGATTCAGCAATATGAAATCAGGCCGCTGTGGATAGGATACGATGCAGCACTGTCAGGATACTGGGTGGAAGAAATGAAAGACTATGGCTTCGAAATGCAGAAGATCCGTCAGGGTCCGTTTACCTGGACATATCCGATGAAAGAACTGGGAGGATTATTCGCAGAGCATCTTGTGTGCTATGAAATGAACCCGATGTCATTGTGGTGCTTCCTGAATGCGGGCGTAAAAGCCACAAATAAGGACGGAATCGAAAGTATACAGCCTGTGAAGGTATCAACAACAAAGAGAATTGATGGAATGGTAAGCGCATTGAATGCGTTTACCTGTTATAAAGACCATGAAGACGAGTATTTAAGATATGTGAGGTAGTTATGGGATTCTTTGACTGGTTAAAAAAACCAAAAATATTGAATAAAACGAGCACATGGCGAGAGCTGGGAACTTTCAATGCATTCTTTTTGGCGTTCGGCACAGATATTTATAAGTCGGGCGTGGTGAGAAGCTGCATCAGGCCGCTGGCAGAGCACTCCAGCAAGGCAAACGCAGTGTGCAAGGACAAATCAATTGAATTTGCATTGAACTATAAGCCGAACCTGTACATGACCGGAAAGGATATGCTTTCCAAAGTCAGAACATGGCTTGAACTGAAGAACACTGCATTCATTTTGATTATGAGAGACGATAACGGAAAAGCAAACGGATTCTATCCGGTTCCGTATACTTCTTTCGAAGCATTGGATTACAACGGTAATCTGTATTTGCAGTTCAGCTTTGCAAACGCAGGGAGAAGCCTGATTGCATCCTGGGAAGATCTTGTTGTGCTCCGCAAGGATTATAACAAAAGTGATATTTCCGGTGATGATAATTCGCCGATTGTTTCAACTCTGGAGAATCTGAATACTGCAGATCAGGGCGTTGCAAATGCAATTAAGGCAACAGCAAACCTTCGAGGCATTTTGAAGAGTACAAAGGCAATGCTGAAGCCTGAAGATATCAAGCAGCAGAAAGACGATTTTGTAAGAGATTATCTTTCCTTAGAGAACGGAAGCGGCATTGCTTCTTTGGATTCAACGCAGGAATTCACACCGATTTCCATGAATCCGACAATGACATCATGGGAGACAAGAAAAGAGTTCAGAGAGGATGTGCAGAGATATTACGGTGTATCAGAAGCAATTATCACTTCGAACTATTCAGAATCGCAGATGAATGCATTCTATGAGGCACGAATTGAGCCGTTTTTGGTTGCACTGTCTCTGGAAATGACAAGAAAAGTATTTTCAAAGCGAGAAATTGCTTTTGAGAACATTATCACTTATGAATCAGGCCGCATCCAGTATGCAAGCACAAAAACAAAGCTGGACATGGTTGCAATGGTTGACCGCGGCGCCATGACACCGAATGAATGGCGTGCATTGTTGAACATGGCACCGATTGAGGGCGGAGACAAACCAATCAGAAGATTGGATACCGAAGTGGTAAATACCAACAACGAAGAAAGTGAGGAAAACGAAGATGGATCCGAAGGATAATATCCAGAAGCTGATGGATGAAAAAGAAGTTCAGTTCAGAGATTTCCGGATTGCAAAGATGGAAGCTAGAAAGAACGAAGAAGGCAAAGAAGAGCTGGTTGTTGAAGGAATCCCGGCTACATTCAACCAGGAAACAATTCTCTATAAAGGCAAGTCTTACGAAGACAGAGAAAAGATTGATGCGGAGGCATTCACGGATTGTGATATATCCGATGTTATTTTCAACTATAACCACTCTGGCAGAGTTTATGCGAGAACTCGCAACAAATCACTGGAAGTGTGGGTTGAGAATGACGGCCTGCACATGAGAGCAACTCTGATGGCAGATGATGCAGGACATCAGCAGCTTTATCGTGACATTGAATCAGGACTCATTGATAAAATGAGTTTTGCTTTTCATGTAGAAGAGTGCAAATGGGAGTATTTCGAGCCGGGCGAGGATTACACCGTTTACATCAGAACAATCCTGAAGATTGACAAATTGTATGATGTGTCAGCCGTTGATATCCCGGCTTATGATACTACAAGTATTTCGGCAAGAAGTGCGTTTGATGCGGAAAGAGAAAGACGCCATGCGGAAAGCATGAAACTTGCAGAGGAGCTTGAACTTGCAAAAGCAAAATTGTTGCTTTTGGGAAACTTTTAATTGAAAGGAGATTGAACATGGAACAGTTCAACGCAGAATTAAGCGAAATGAACCTTGAACAGGTAAAGCAGAGAAAAGCTGAGCTTGAAAAGGAAATTCGCGATGCTAAGGACAAAAAGTCTCTGTCCGGCATGGAAGAAAAGGTGAGACTTGTGAACGAGAGAATCGCAGAACTGGAAGACCTTGAAAAGAGAAAGGCTGATGTTGCAGCACTGCAGAACGGCACCGCAGAAGGTGCAAAGGTTGTAGAAACCAGAAAGGAAGAAGAGAAGATGAACGAGAAAGAGATCAGAAATTCAGAGAAGTATATCAACGCATACGCTCAGTATGTGAAGACCGGTGATGATGCAGAGTGCCGCGCACTTCTGTCCACCAACGCAGAAGACGGAACTGTAGCAGTTCCTGATATGGTTGTTTCAGCAATTCAGACTGCATGGGACAACGAGCCTATTTTGGCAAGAGTAAAGAAGACTTATCTTAAGGGCAATGTAAAGATTGGCTTTGAGATTTCTGCTGATGGTGCTGTAGAGCATACCGAGGGCGCAGCTGCTGTTACCGAGGAAGAGCTTGTACTTGGTATCGCAACTCTGGTACCCGTATCAATCAAGAAGTGGATTTCCGTTTCTGATGAAGCGCTGGATCTGTCCGGTGAAGCATTCCTTCAGTACATCTATGCTGAGCTTGGTTATCAGATTGCAAAGAAGCTGGCTGACGAAATCGTGGCTGACATCACTGCAACTACTGCAAGCGGCAGCGCAACAGTTCCTGCACAGGCTGTTATCACCGCAGCTCCCGGACTTGCAACTATTGCCTCCGCAGTAGCAAATCTGTCTGACGAGGCAGTGAATCCCGTAGTTATCATGAATAAGCTGACCTATGCTGATTTCAAGACCGTTCAGGCAGGTGCAAACTATGGCCAGGATGTATTTGACGGACTCACCGTTCTGTTCAATAACAGCCTTCCTTCATATTCTGCAGCAACTGCAGGCAGCGGCATCTATGCAATCGTTGGCGATCTCGGTACCGGTGAAATGGTGAACTTCCCCAACGGAAACGACATCACCTTCAAGTTCGATGACAAGACCCTTATGGCACAGGACCTTGTAAAGGTTCTCGGCAGACTGTATGCAGGCCATGCAGTAGTTGCTCCTAAGAGATTCACTCTTGTTAAGAAGCCTAGCCAGGGTTAATCGAGAGGATAATATATGAAAGCTACAGTAATTGAGGTTTTTATCGACAAATACACACAGCAGGTATACAAAGTCGGTGATATCGTTGATATTGCCGACAAAGACCGGTTGAAAGATTTGACAGATAGAAAACTTGTCCGGGTGGCAGAGGAAGTAGCAGTAAAGCAGAAGCCTGCCACAAAGAGAAAAAAGGTGAGTGATAACAATGCTTGAAAAAGTAAAGTTGGCGCTCCGAATCTCGCATAATTATCTCGACAGTGACATATACGACACAATCAACACGGCCAGGGCGGAGATGATCCGCGCTGGCGTTGCTGAGAATATTGCCAACAGCAGCGCTGATGTGGTTGAAATGGCTATCAAAACATATTGTCTATTCGTGTACGCGAATGACACCAAATTGTCAGAGGGTTATTTCAACTCATGGCAGTATCAGCTGGACAATATCCGCAAGTCAACAACGATTGTGATCAGTGAGCCATTGCTGCCGAATAACGACTTGGAACCGAACAACGATTTGGCTCCACAGTAGGAGGAAGTTGCAATGTATGACAATGTGATTTTTTTGGTGGCACAGAGAAAATATGTGGATGAATACGGAGACACAAACACTGTAAACACAGAAAGAAGAGTATTTGCAGAACTGAAAAGCATCACACAGTCTGAATTCTATCAGGCACAGGCAACAGGCCTGAAGCCGGAGATTAAGTTTGTGCTGCCGGATTTCTTAGAATACCAGGGTGAAAAGATCGTGAAATACACAGAGTTCGGAAAGACAGAACCTGAGTACTACACAGTATTGAGAACCTATAGGAACAATTTCCAGCTCGAACTGGTTTGTAAGAGGGGTATCGACAAATGAGTGTTCCGAAATCAGTAATAAAACTGAATAAGAATGGCGTTCAGTATGTTTCGTCATGCGACAGAGCACAGTATACCATCAAGGAGCTGACAAGAGCAGCTCTGCGTGATGTGGGAAAGTATTTAGTTCGCCAGTACAACATGAAGGCACAGGAGTTGCCCGGAATGAAGAGAAATCCGCGTGTGCGCGGTAAGAACTCAGCATTCCAGTACTGGGCACGAAAAATTGAGTGTGATTTGCAAGTCGGAACTAAGGGCGAACAGTGGTACTCATACAAGCAGGAACTGGGAACCAGCAACATGAAAAGATTAGGAATAATTCATGATACGACAATGGACCTGATACCGGAAATCGTAAAAATTGAAAGCCAGTATCTTTCTGCATTGGAAGACGAAGCGGCAGCATTAAGCCTAATTGAATCGGAGGATGACTACAAGGGCGGTGATGAAGATTGAGTAAAACAAATAATTTGAGAAAATTAGTGCAGGCGAAACTGATGGAGAAGTGCCAGAATGTGTACTATGAAATCGCAGACGAAGACAAAATGTACCCACATTGCGTTTTTTCGTTCCGAAACATCGACACATCAGACACGGCTTTTGCGAGGGATGACATCACACTGACAATTGATGTGTGGGACAAAGCCCTGGATGCAAAAGGCATCGAAAGCCTGTGTGATGATATTGAAGAATTGTTTAACGGTAAGAACATGCCGCAGGAATCAATCCTTCCTACATTCTTTTTGCAGAGTAGAAACACAGTGATTGACGATGTAAAGTTCATCAGGCACAGAGTTATCAATGTATTAGTTCAGAATTATGAAAGAGGTGTATAAGTATGGCTATTAAGAAGTACAAGGGTACTGGTGTAATTGCTGACACAGATCATAAGCCCGTAAAATGGGTGGGAAAAACAAAGAGCGGTTCGGCAGTTACAATTGAGCTGTTCCGTGCAATCAATATGGGAAACATCAACCTGACCTTTGCAGAGAAGGATGATGTTGTACATGAATTGACATTCACGGCAACTTACAGCAATACAAATTCTACTGCAGCAGATATGACAGAGCCTTGGAATATCAGCATTGACGATTCTTTAACCGGCGCGGATTCGATTCTGCTCGGTGCCGGCATCTTCTATGTTGACGGAACAGCTGTAGGCCTGACAAGAGGCGGCGGTAAGTTCACTGTTGAGCGTGAGTTCAGAGAAATCAACGCAGACGGAGACAGAGGACCTGTTGAAGGAAGAATTGTCATGGAAGGTTCCAGAGCAACACTGACAATGAATGCTTTGACATGGTTGGGAACATTCACAGATATGTTCGCGGCAGTTGATGTATCAACAACATAAACCAAAACAATAAAATAATAGTATTGAACGGGGCATTCTTCGGAGTGCCCCGTTTTTTATTTAGGAGGAAAGCACATGAGAAAATTACAGACACACGATATTTTTGCATTTGGAAGAGTAATCAAAGAAATCGGCATCAAAGAAGAAGTAAAGTGCATTTGCAAGACGGCAAACACAATCGGAGATTTGTACGAAAGCGGATTCGAACTTATCTTTGGAATCTTTGAGAAGTGTACTTCTGAAGAGGCTGAGAACGCTTTGATTAAGTTCTTCGCAGACATTTTGGAAGAAGAACCGCAGGCGGTAAAAGAATGCGATCCGGTGGAGTTCATGGACAAGATTTTCGAAGTCGCAGAACCTGCAAAGTGGAAGGCTTTTTTTACGCGGGTAGCTTCTTTGATTCAGTAGAACTGAAGGAGTTACTACTTCGGAGATATCATTCACTATCATTCATCAATGATATGGATATTACAGAATTTGCAGAGTTCGTGAAATTGGCAAAAGAGAAAGACCGGGAAGACAGACTGTTCCAGCAATGGTGCGCGATGCTTCCTCAAATGGCAGAATACAAGGCTTTTGAAGACTTCAGAGATATTTTAACGGGAGCGAACTTAGATTTGCGACCTGCGACAGTAATCATTGCAGAAATTGAAGCGCTTCACAAGCAGAAAGGAGAGTAAATGGCATTAGAAATTTTCAAACTATTCGGCTCGATTATGGTTGACAGCGCAGCTGCAGAAGATTCAATCCAGAAAACGGATGAAAAAGCGGAAGGACTTGGCAAAAAACTTCAAAGCGGAATCAAGACGGCAGGAAAATGGGCAGCAGGATTGACAGCCGGTGCCGCAGCTGTAGGCGGTGCGATGCTGAAATCAACGAAAGATACAGCAGCAAACATGGATGTAATCGACAAGGCATCGAAAAGAATGGGCATAGGCGCTGAATCATATCAGGAACTTGCGCACGCTGCTAATCTGTCCGGCGTTGAAATGTCAACACTGGAAAAGGCGGCAAAAAAGCTGGAAGGAAAAGATTTGAACCTGGACGATGCGCTTGCACAGATCTATGAACTGGGTACAGAAGAAGAGAGAAGTGCAAAGGCGGCAGAATTGTTCGGCGAGTCAGTAGCTTATAGCATGGGTCCGATGCTTATGGCTTCTGCGGATGACATGGCGGCAATGAAGCAGGAAGCGAGGGATTTAGGGCTTGTTATGTCAGAAGATACTGTGAAAGCAGGCGCTGACATGAACGATGCATTCTCGAAGATAGAAGCTTCACTGGGAGCGGTAAAAAATGAAGTAGGCGCGGCATTGATGCCTATTATATCGGAACTGTTGGACTGGGTAATAAAGCACATGCCAGAGATTCAGGCATCAATCAAAAAAGTGACTGATTTCTTAGTAAAAGCGATACAGGGAGCAATGCCGTATATTGAAGAACTGAAGCCAGTTTTCGAAGGCGTATTCAAGGGAATCGGTGCACTCTGGGAAAATGTACTAAAACCTATCTTGACAGGGCTTATTACATTCTTATCGGGCGTATTCACTGGTGACTGGAAAAAAGCATGGGAAGGGCTGTCGAACATCGTTAGCACTATATTCAAAGCGCTGATTGAAGTCGTGAAATTACCAATAAACGGAATTATTAAGTTATTGAATGGCGCCATTGATGGATTCAATAAAATTCAGATTCCGGACTGGGTGCCTGCAGTCGGAGGAAAAGGCCTGAACATTCCGCATATTCCGATGTTGGCAGAAGGTGGAGATATCACGGAAGCAGGAACCGTTTTAGTCGGCGAAAAAGGACCGGAGTTCTTAAACCTTCCGACAGGTGCGAGAGTGACGCCACTGGATAAGGCAACACAGATTGATTATGACGAAATCGAAGAGAGATTCACAAAGGCACTCATGAAGGTTGCTCCTTTGTTGAGAAACAATGTGCAGATTTCAGCTGATAGCAGAGGCATTTTCAACCTGGTTAGGGATGCGGCGCTGGATTATGAGGCGTCAACCGGTGAGCCCGCTTTTTTGAATTAAGGAGGAACGGAAATGCAGAATAATTACAGAGTAATTGTGAATGGCATCACGATTACAAATTCCATGCTCACTCCGAATTCGTACAACTCAGACCAGACACAGAGAGTGCTGAAGTCATACTTCACGCAGGATGGAGTGCTGCATGAGGATTTAAGCAGGAGAAAAAGAGCAGTGATTCAGTTTTCAATGCGAGAGCATACTGAATCAGAGCACGCCGCATTCATGGCCGCATTCCAGAATCTTGTGAATGTGCCCGTGACATACTGGGACAGCCTGACAAGCGCATACAAGACGGCAAACTGCAAAATGAAGATTGCCGCAATCGGATCGCGAATGATTGGCCAGACTGCCATGTATAACGCCATGAATGTAACACTGGAGGAATACTGACATGCTGATACAGGTATTGAACGGAAATAATATCGGTGATGACATCATCCTGGAAGAATCCATGACATTGACAGAAAGCCTGTGCTCTGCACAGACCTTAACTCTGGGAGCCTGCGAGGCATCCACCTTCAAGATTCAACTGCGGACGCAGGAAGAATTGAAGGGCAAGCAGATTACAGTCATCAATCATGATATCCAGTACGGAGTATACACCGTAATTGAAGACAAACCGACTGCAGACCGAACAGCTAAAGAAATCACGGCAAAAGATGCAATTTACGAGATTCTGAACACGGATGTGACAGAATGGTATATAGGGCTTTTTGAAGATGCGGAAAGCATCTCACTGAAAGATTTCAGAGACAGTTTCTTTGAATATTTCGGAGTAGAGCAAGAGGCAGCAGACTTGCCGCTGGATGATTTAATGCTGAGTAATACCATTCAGAAACAACAGATCAGCGGAAAAGATATCATCACAGCAATCTGTGAGGCAAACGGATGCTTCGGCCACATCGGAAGAGATGGCAAAATGCAGTATAAACGACTCCAGTATTCACTGGTACCAAGAGAAGACCTTTATCCGTCAGAAGACCTTTATCCCGGTTCATGGGGAATCCATGAGGACATCGAAGAAAATCTGTACATCAGCTGCACATATTCTGATTTTGCAACGGATGAAATTGCGTCTGTAAAGGTTCTGGATGCAGACGGAAGTGTACTGGTTGAGGAAGGAAGCGGCACACAGTATGTGCTGGATAATTTCATCATGTACGGTAAGACTGCGGAGGAATTAGCAGAATATGTGCCGGGATTTCTGGAAGCAATTGCAGAATGTGTGTACAGGCCTTATGAAGCAGAACTGATGGGCAATCCGGGCGTGGAAGTAGGAACGGCAATCATTATCCATACAGACCAGATGGATGTTGAAAGCTATGTTCTGGAACGCGAATTGAAGGGCGTAGATGCATTGATAGATAAATTCAAGGCGAAGGGAACAAAACTCGCTGAGAAGGCACAATCAAGCGTGAAAAACAACATCAGGAACCTGCAGAAAGAACAGGTGATTCAGGCAGACAGAATCGAAGCTGCACAGATCAGAGTGGGAGCACTGGAAGCGGACAATGTGACGATTCACGGTTCCTTGAATGCGCAGGATGCCAGAATCGGTGAAATTGAGGCTGATTATATCAAGACTGCGCAGCTGGACGCAGTATCGGCCAGAATCGAAACAATTGAGTCTGACTATATAACGACAGGCGAGCTGAATGCACATACAATTGATGCAAACAAAATTGTCAGCGGAACGATTGATGCAGCACGAATCAGTGCAAATACATTCTCGGGAAGAGTAATTGCTTCAAGCGGTTTGAATACCGGAAGCGTTACCTGTAGCACTTACAATGTTGCAAGTGATGACCCGAGAATCGGAGGGAAAACTTTGAAACCGTTAGTGATTAACATAAACGGACAAGATTATGCCATTTTGGCAGCAGCATTATAAGGAGGTAAAATCATGGCATACAATAAAACAATATGGCACAACAACACAAAGCCGGCAATCAATGAAGTGAATCTGAATAAGATTGAGAATCAGCTGGCACTGGACAGCGCCAGGATTGATGAAATCGTAACACTGCCGCCCGGATCCACGGAAGGCAATGCAGAGCTGGTAGATATCAGAGTGGGTGCAGATGGAACCACATACACCAACGCCGGCACGGCTGTGCGTGCTCAGGTAGGTGCGATTAAGGAAGATATTGCACAAGTATCTGAATCAATTGTTGAGATTGAAAATGCTTTGACAACTGGAATAATTGAGAAAAACATCACTGCATTTTTTCCTGTTGATGATTGGGAAATTGGTTCGATTTCTACCTCTACGGGCCTTGATGATAATGCTTGGAAAAACAATCTGCGCACAAAGTCATTTTATGATACATCGGTTATTTATAAGAAGAAGCTGACAACCTTTGACGCAAGGGCAAGACTTGGCGTATTTTTCTACGATGAGTCAAATCAGCCGATGGTTGTCAAAGGCGTGCATTATACAGGCAACCTTGCTGATGGTGCGGTTATCGAAAACCTGCTTGCCTCTGTTCCAAAAGTACGCATAAGGGTTACGCTTAACGGTGTTGGAGACACGGCAACGTTAAGAATGCTTGATTTGTTTTCCGTTGAGGATAAGTTTGATGTTATCGCAACGGAAGCAGACCATGCTGCTGTAGCTGACAATGCTGACCATGCCGTATTTGCTGATGTTGCCATGCTTGCACGAAAGGCAGAATCTGCTGGCAGTATCGCCCCTGTACAGGAAAAGCGCATGTATAGTGGTATCGGTAACTATGGTGCTTACACGATAGATGCCACTGTTGGTGGTTCAATTTCAAAAACTGCAAATCAATATAGAACCACACACAAGATTCCTGTAGAAAGTAATGTTGGATACTATATCACTAATGTATGGGCATCTGCAACGGGACTTGATTGGGTGCTGTGCAACGCATCAGACATTGTTGTTGCAAAGGGTGAGTATTGCAATTCTCCACGTGGTGCGTATGTACCTCCTACTGATAACGCATCTACTTTGTACTTTACCACACAAGCTGGCAATGTTGGTGCTGTATATCGTGATAACGGCAATGTTGTCCTATATGATGGTGATACTAAGCCCGTGGCTGTAGCTGGCGCAACTGTTAAGGATACGCATAACATTATTCATGGTATTAGCACAAAGGTATTGACTATGGAAGGTTCGACAACGCTAACATTTGACGCTACTTTGTGTAACACCGTTGGGCTTTGGCTGCGTATGCCGTATGAGGATACCGACAAAATCGAAAAGATTGTGTTGACTCCCTACAACGGTGATACAGCAAAAGCAACTTGTACGCTTCGACCAGAGCATTTCAAGCAGGTCGGTTACTTCTTTGTCAAGCTGTTTGGCAACGGTAACTCTGCATATACGATTAACAAAATCACGATTGTTCCCACTTACAAGTCAGGCAATACATCATGCAGGCTTGAAATCGGTGCATCCGTTGTCTTTGACCAGTATACAAAGCCGTACACCTGTATCAATTTCGATGCTGCATGGCAGGAAACAGAGGACTGCGGCTGTTACAATTACATGATCGCAAACGATATCCCTTTTACCATTACTGGCAATCTTGAGCGTGTTGACAGCGCAACCAAGCGCAAATTGATTGACGCACAGGCTGATGGCATTTTGGAAATTGGCTGCTACGGCAATGAGGAGTATGCTGGCATAGATACATGCGCTGTATCGGACGGCGTGAGTGATTATGCTGTGATGTGCAGGAACATGGAAAAACTGCTTACGCAGAAACTGGTCTATGCTTCTGCCCCTGTATCCTTCGGTGCACGTGGTCACATCATTACACCGATGGTGCGTAGGTGCATCATGGATAATGGCTTCAAGATTCATCGCTATTCGGCGAATGATATTACATCTGCATCCAACGGTTTCAACTCTCTGTTTGACTCTTTCCCTACGTTGTGCGAGGTTGGCTACGGTAACGATGCAAAATACGGGGCAATGATGGGCTGTGGTATGGTATTCTTCACTCATGGCGTTGGCACAACTCCGAGTTCTTTCATCGCACAGTATAACCAGCAATGGCTTGATAACCTTATTTTCTACCGAGACCATTGTGGAATGGAAATTTTGCAGATGCGACAAATTGCCGAAAAATACGGGAATTAAAATCTCGACAATTTGAAAAGATAGTTGAAAGAAAGCAGACTATAGCAAAACTAATTAAATTACAATTTCGAATAAAAAAGATTGATAAATGATAATGATGTGATATCATAATCCCACAAGAGAAAACAGAAAAAGAGCCGGAACCACCGACCAAAGTAGCATCCGACTCTTTGCCATTGCTGACAGGGATATGATATCACACTCCTGTCTTATTTGGCAACCAATAAGAAAGGAGTTTTTTTATGCAACAGTTTATCAATGGTTTTATTGCGAAGATGGAAAGCATGGTTGATCTGAAAACTTTGGACATCATTTCGGAACAGCTGACGATGTATGCGGCAGACTTTGAAATCACAAAGCGCTGCACGGAGCTTGCAACATTTGCTGAATTCCCGGAGCCTGCGAAAGCATACCTGGCAACAAGAAGAGTTGAGGGAATGTCAGAACAGACAGGAAGAAATTACATGTGCATCATGAAGGATTTCTTCGAGTATGTTTCAATGCCACTGGAACGGATTACAAAAGCGGATGTTGTGAAATACTTGTACGCACAAACTTGCACTGATAGAACAAAGGCACACAAACTCACTGTTTTGAAAACCTTCTTCCAGTGGGCTGTAAATGAAGATTATCTGGAGAAGAATCCATGCAAGAACATTAAGCCTATTAAGTATCAGAGGAAAGCACCGGAGCATCTAACAGATATGGAACTGGAACTGCTGAGGAATGCGTGTAAAACTCCCAGAGAGCAGGCCATTGTGGAATTCTTCTACTCAACAGGCTGTCGTGTGTCGGAAGCAATCAATTTGAAAAAGTGCGATCTGGATTTGATGGCAGGTGAGGTGAAGCTGCTGGGAAAAGGAAACAAGGAAAGAACAGACTACTTGAATCCTAAGTCAATTGTGGCATTGAAGAAATACTTCCTGACACGAAATGATGATAGTGAGTATGTGTTTGTTATCTGCAGGGAACCATACGGAAAAGTGTGTAAGACAAGTATGAAGAATCTTTTCGATGAGCTTGGGAAGCGTGCAGGAATCGAAAAGCATGTTCACCCGCACTTGCTTCGTCATACAAACGCAACACTGGCGCTTGAAAAAGGTATGCCGATTGAAGAAGTGCAGAGAATGCTCGGACATGTAAGCATTGACACAACATTGCAATATGCAGAAGTAGCAAATACTAATGTAAAACGGAATCACAAAAGGTGTGTAGTTTAATAGCAAAAAAAGAATGGAAGTCAGAAATGGCTTCCATTTTTTATTCAAAAGAGAAAAGGAGACAAAATGGAAAAATTAGTTGAGGCGTTGGCGTGTAATGATGTAATAAGGCTTGTTATTATCGCAGTGGTAATGGACACAATCTTCGGAGCAATGAGGGCAGTGAAAGAGCACCGGTTCAATTCATGCGTTGGCATTGATGGAGCAATCAGGAAGATATCGATGGTTGTATCATTAGTATTCCTGACGGCAATTGATTTGCTGATTCATATAAATTTAATCGGATTCATTCCTGAAGAAGTGAGAAACTACTTTCCGGCAAGCATTATTGTGATAGGCTTGGCTGAGTTTTTCGGGCTGCTGTATTTATGTTATGAAGCTGTATCCGTATTAAAGAACATGGCACTATGTGGATTACCTGTGAAGAAATTGTGGGAGACAGTTCGAAAGTTTTTAGGAAAGTACACTGAGGAACTGCCGGACACAGAGGAACAGGACAAGATACAAATGGAGGGAGAAAATGAAACCGATTGATTATAAACAGGGTGACGGCAAATGGGGCGCTTTGCCTTATGCTGTAGACGGTGAGAGCGCAACAATCAAAAGCGCGGGATGCGGGCCGACTGCAATGGCAGATGTTCTGGCAGCAGCTGTCAGTCAGTTCATTGATCCTATAACAACTGCATCCTGGGCGCGTCAGTTTGGATACAAGGCATATAAAAGCGGCACCAGCTATTCATTCCCGGAAGCAATCGGGAAAGTATATGGCTTAAAGGTAAAAAGACTCAATACGGCGAATGCTTACGGACAGAAGACGATGAAGTGTCACGAAGAGGCTTTGAGCGCATTGAAAAATGGAAACTGGGTGCTTGCATGTATGGGACCGGGAAACTGGACGAAAAGCGGGCATTATGTTGTGGCTTATAGATACAACGGTGCGGATGGCACTGTTGACATCATGGATCCTGCAAGCAGTGCTGCAGGAAGAGCGCACAACAAGTTCACTCTTTTTTCGAGCCAGGCGAAATATTACTGGGTGATTGAACTGTCAGAAGATTTCAAGAAGAAAGGGCTTCCGGCTTCTTCAGACTATGACCACGGAGATTTTGTAAGAGAAGTGCAATTGTGCTGCCGTGCAGGTCTAGATGGCATCGCAGGAAAGCAGACACTTGCAAAAACAGTGACAGTATCAGCTACAAAGAACAGAAAACATGCTGTTGTACTTCCAATACAGAAAAAGCTGAAATATCTGGGACTGTACACAGGAGCGCTTGATGGAATCGCAGGCCCTATGTTTGATATAGCACTTCGAAGATATCAAAAAATGGCTGTGGGATTGAGCAACTGCGACGGGGAAGCAACGGCAGGCGGGAAAACATGGCGCTGCCTTTTAGGGATTAAGTAGTTGCACCGGTGCAACAAATAAGTAATAATGAATCATAAGTAATAACAAACGGTTACCGACACGGTTACCGACAAAATCCTTTATTTTCAAGGAATAATCGCTCAGAATATTAAAATACTATTAAGGCGAGAGCAATTCTTACAAATCCAGAAAACACAATAAAAACGGTGAAAAACCTTGTAAAATCAAGGCTTTTCGCCGTTTCATGTGTTATAATCAGTTTAGAAAAAACACCGTTTATCGGATGCGGTTACTGACAAATTAACGACAAATCACTGCTTTGTGCTTCGTAAAAATTGTGGATTTCCGATTCTTTCAATAGCATCCTTCAATTCTTCAACAGATCTGTGGGAGTATTTCATTTTTTCTACATCTCCCTTTAATTTATGCCCCATCAATAAATGCTTTGATACATCATCAACGGTGTATCTGTCACACAGCCATGAGAATGTATGCCGGCAGTCGTGCGGTGTATGTTTTACACCGTCCGCCGTGTAGGCTATACCAAGAGCAGCCAGTTTGGGATAAAACCGTTTTTCCCTGAATGTGCGAGAGCGGAAATTGTCAAACATATGCTCTGATATAAAAGGCGCTATTTTACTGTGAAATGGTACGGCTCTGCATTTTGAATGCTTCGTCTTTACGCCGCCAACAAAATACCCTTCGTCTTTGTGAATCTCAATATTGTTAAACGCTGCGATTCTGAACCCTGTGTATGCCATTATCAAGATGATCTGTGTCACCGGATCTGAAGAATCAGCCCACAGTGTTTTGAGTTCGGATTCTGTAAACGGTATGCCATTTTCATCGTCATCCTCGCCAGGCAAGTGTGCAAAGTGTGAATAGTCTTTTTCGATGTAATCATTTTCGAGAGCGTATGCTGCCATCTGCCTAAACAGAGTCATTATAAGCTCTTTGCTGGAGTATTTAAGCGGGCAGTTATCCAAGACATCCTGAAAATCATCTTTCCTGAGAGAAGCATATGCTTTCTTATGCAGCGCATGGCTATTCTTAAAAGCAGATGCCATTGAAACCATCATGGATGCTTTTGTGCCGTTCTCTAATTCCTTTTTGAATTTGGCTTTATAATATAAGTCGTATAATTCCTCAAAGGTTATTGACATGGACAGCAGCTTCTGATTTCTTTCTTCGCGTTCTGCGTCTGTCATTTTGTTGTATTCGGAGAGGGCATCAAATGCATCAAACCATGTTAAATAATATCCGATTGCCTTTTGCCGTATTGGAGAGCCCTTTTCGGAAAATTCTTTAATAGGCGGATATGCAGCAAATGGATGCGTTCTTTTACCAGAAAGTTTTTGAATAGAACCAAAACCGTTTGGAAGTTTTCTTCGCTTTCTTTTTGCTCGTGCATTTGCCTTTATTAGCGGCTTTTCCTGTTCGACTGATAAAATACTTGTTTTGACAATCGGGAACCCGCATTCGGGGCAAGAAACAGCTTTGTCAGATACTTTGTGCCCACATTCGGGACATAAAATAAGCATATTGTAATACCTCCATCAAAAGTAGTTGAAACAATATGCTCCGAATGATACAATGAGTTTGCGTTTAGCACTGTTCTTCGGAGCAGGTAAAGCCTCGGTGTTGGTAGCACTGGGGCTTTTATTATGTTTATTCTTCAATAACAGTAAGAGAAACAACACAAACAAGATTTCCGGAAGAGTCCTTCTGGATATTGTAATCTGATCCAATGGACAAATCACAGGAAAGGCCATTTGAAGTGCTATATTTACTTTTAATATCTCTTACAATCTTTGAATCAACAGTTCCGATTTGATTTCTCTCACACAGTACAACGATACTTAATGATCCGTTTCTTATATCAAGTTTAGGTTTTAATTCAGAAGGATTCTGCTGAAGTTCGGCCAACAGTTCCTGGCGGCCTTTTGCAGTATTGCCATTCAACTTAGTAGTAACGGTATACTGCTTTTTCTTGTGCTTAATAAAATTAAAGAGTCCCATAATATTCTCCTTTACATTTTCTTAACAACAAAACAAGAGAATTTTGTTGTATGTTTTTTGTAGATAATTGATATTGAAATAACAGAACATATGTTCTATATTTTACATAACGAAACAGAACAACAGAAGAAAGGGGCGAAACTAATGAACTACAAAGATGAAATTGTACAAATGATAAACCAGATTCAAAGCGAAAGCCTACTTAAGTATATTTATAACTTTATTCAGGCAGCATTGAAATCTTAATCGAGAGGAGCAAGAGAGCGCAGAAAAACAAGAACTGTTCTCTTTTGCTCCTCATTTAATTTTGAGTAAAGTTTTATGAGCTCCAAATGTTCAGCTTCAAATTCGGGAAAAACCTTCTCTGTTCCAGTCATAAGATATTCAAGACTAACTCCAAACAAATCAGCAATTCTTTGCAATTTATCTTGCTTTGGTTTGCTTTTTCCATTTTTCCAATCTGATAAGGTCGATTGAGCAACACCTGTTTCAATCGATACTTTATAGGCAGTAAAGCCTTTTGCCTTCATAAGGCGTTCGAAGATTTCATACATGTTATCACCTACTTAAAAAAACCGAATTTAATGGTTGACACATAATGAAAACCGTAGTAATATAAGCATGTGCTTAAGAAAGCCGAATAACAGCAAGCATATACTTCGAAAATCATTATGAGTCATTTCCTAGCAAGAATGATTATATCAGTTTTCCGAAGTATATGCAATCGCTAGATATTGTGGAAGGAGGATACTGATGTACAAGAATTATGAAAAGTTACTTGAAAAGTCAAATACTACTTCGTATGCCGTTTCAAAAGCCACAGGAATCTCACAGGCTACGCTGTCAGACTGGAAGAACGGGAAGAGTATTCCGAAAGCTGACAAACTGATGAAAATTGCAAAGTTTTTCGGAGTTCCAATGGAAGAACTGCTTCAGGAGGCAAAGGAGGCTTAGATGGAAAGAGAAACGGTGACACTGGCGGAGGCAGCAGACCTTTTGGGAATGTCAAAGCAGGGCGTGAGAGAACTGATGAAAAGAAAGATTATAGATATCGGCATTGTCTATCCCAGTTTGAAGTCTGGGAAGACAAATCGATATCTGATATCAAGAACAAAACTAGAAAAACTGTTAAAGGAGAAAATGTAGGATGAAAAATTTATTGATTAGCTGCCTTGCAGCGTGGTTGATGCACGAAACAAATTTTGTAGTGGAATGTACTACAGCGGAATATTGGTTCGTGCTCTTTTGTTTATCAGCTTGCTGTTTTGCATTTTTGGAGTATATCGATACTCTGATCAGACAGAACAGAAGAGTAAGACGCAGAAGAGCATCGAGAAGAATCAGACGCAGCATTGACTTCTCACAGACACTGCTGCAGGACATAAAAAAAGCTGAGTAGTTGCAGCTACTCAGCAAGGCCATTCAGCCCGAAAGGATATTGCTATAAAAAAGACATTTTTATTATATCCAAATCGGCTGGAAATGTCAATAAAATAGGGCGTTTCGGACGCCTTAGCGTTCTCGCTAAAGTTATTATCTATAGAACATAAACGGGGTGAAAACATGCCATACATAGAAGAGATATGCGTGGCGGGTATGACCGTAGAGATTAGCCGATACTACACATACAGATACGGCCCGGGAGGAAAACGAGGAGCAAAGCGGAAAGAGACAGAGGATGCACAGAAGAGGGCAAACCAGAGGCAAGCAGAGAAGAATCTGCGGCGGTTAATGAATGCGAATTTCTGTGATGGTGATTATTTGGTCCGTTTAGATTTCTCAAAGGAGAATTTCCCGCCTGGGAGCGAAGAGATGCAAGAGCGAATGAAGCAGGCCATGCGGCGGCTTCGCGCTGAATATAAAAAAGCGAATATTGATTTGAAATATATCTATGTCAAAGAAGTGGGAGCCAGAGGCGGCAGACACATCCACATGATGCTGTCGAAGGGAGACACGGAGATGCTGAGGAGGGCGTGGCCATACGGAGGAATACATGTGGACCCGCTTTTCACCGGTGGACAATATGCAAGGATTGCTTCCTACTTCGTCAAATATGCAAATAAGACGGAGCAGACGGAAGGAGAACTGATAGGCAAACGCTGGTATGCATCCAGGAACCTAGTTCGGCCGGAACCGAAGAAGAGAGTTGTTCCTGCATCCGCGTTCAGACAGCAGGTGAGAGCAAGGCGCGGGTATATCGTGGATAAAGAATCAATATGCAGCGGAGTATCGGAACTGACCGGCTATGAGTACTTATCTTACACGCTGATAAAAACAGATAAGAGAGGGCAGGGATGATGAAAGTAAATATTTACACATATTCCGGGATTAAGGGAATGAAGAGGAAAAACGGAATTGTGCGCTACATTCTGGAAGCGGAAACGGAAAAAGGCAATGCTACTGCAGGAGACAAAGTGAAACTGGAAGAAGTGACAGGTAATCAGGCAGAGCTGGAGGCGTTGCTTTTGGCAGTGAGAAGGCTGAAAAAGCCGTCAGAGGTCCATATCTACACAGAATCAAATTATGTTGCCGCAGGATGGACGCAAGGCTGGATTAAGAACTGGCAGCAGAACCACTGGAAAACGGCAAAAGGGGAGCCTGTGGCGTTTGAGGAAATATGGCGGGAACTGGAGCAGAGATTGATTCTGCATCATGTTGAATTCCATGTGAAAGAGCCGCATTCGTTCCGTACATGGTTTGAAAGTGAGGCGCGGCATGATGGATAACTACCAGAAGGCAGTATATGGATTCTATACACTGTACTTCCAGCATTCCAAGAGAAACAAATGGGAGCACAGAGTTGCTATGAATAGCTACACAGATAACACGATTGAGGTGAGAAAGAAGGATAAAACCATCATCAAGGTGAAAGACGAGGATCCTGAGAATGCGTGGAGAAGAGCCACGGATGAACTGAAATCGTGGATTGAGAGAAATGAAAAGTAAAAGTTGCACCGGTGCAACGAATTTTAGGAGGAATAACACATGTTTGACAAATTTGGTGAATTCAATTCGGTGGAAGAATTAAACCTTGCGGCAGCAGGCTTTGTGAAAGAAGCAGATTTTGAAAGTGTATATGCACTGGCAGAGGAAAACGGCCTGCAGAAAGAGGACGCAGACGATTATCTGGACGGAATGACGGAGGAACTGGCCACACTGCCGATGGCGGCACAGGGAAGGCTGGATATTGAAGAGAAAGAAGCAAAGAATCCTATGGAAAAGATGGCGCTCGCAGTCATCATTCTGATGCTGAGAGGAATGTGCGAGGATGCGGAGATGCAGGCAGCAGTTCTGCAAAAAGGGAAGCGCGTGAAGGAAATCTTTGAAGGCATGAAAAAGGGAGCAGAGAAGCACAAGAACGGAAGCACCGGTATTTCATGCGGCACGGATCGTCAGCTTCGCGGAATCATCAAGGCATATTATCTGGGCACAAAGGCAGAATTTGAAAAGGCTATCGAAAGCCTTTACTAGGAGGCGGCATGAAAAAGCAAGAATTGTTGAAACTGAAGCCGCTGAAACTGGGGAAGAAGATGCTCAGTGTGGCACATCAGGACAGAGGAGAACAGCGGACACAGTACAAGTGGAACGGCGGCAAAACGAGGTATGTGTGGACATACAAATATTATGATTTCCTGGCAGCAGCCGTCGAGAACGGCATCCTGAAGGTGGGATTGTGGAAAAGAGGGAGCGTTCTGACAAAGCAGATGCACCCTGATTTCACGATTTTCATTGAAAAGACGAAATGTGAGTGGCTCACATATGAGCACGAAACGGGAAAATGGCTCACAGGAATGATTTTTAATTTGCCGGTTACGATGTGGAGCGGCGAGCCCTTCGGGGCGGCTAAATACGCCACAGAGGAAACGGAGAAGATTATAAGTGACTATCTGGGTATACGCGACAGCGCTTATGCGGCAGTCAGACGGTTCCAGGTAAACCACAAAGAGGATATAAAGCAAAAGCGCCACAAATCGGAATTGACCAGAATTGATGAATTCATGGAAAGCGTGCCTGATTATCCTGCGGGATATAACAATACATGGCTTCGCAGAGTAATGTTCGAGAATGAAGCACCAATTGTGTACAAGCCCGGTGAAAAGATCGTGAAGGGAACCTGCTTGAGGTGTGAAAAAGAAGTTGAAATCAAAATGAAACCTGTACACGGACAAGCAGTGAAGTGTCCTTCTTGTCATTGCCCGGCAAGGCTGCACAGCTGGGGAAGGCAGAAAAGCATATTTGAACGGAAACAGGTCGGGATTCTGCTTCCTACAAAGTCGGGTGATTTCTGTTTGTGCGTGCAGGATGTATTGCTGACATTCAAGCGGGAAGAGGAATACAAGGAAATGCACATTGCAAAGTACGGAGATTTCCGATTCAAACTGAATGACTGGTTCACCAGACAGGAAGTGTATGAATGGTATGAATGGCAAAATACGGGAATTATGAGATGGTGCAAGGCAAAATGCCATGGGATGGGATATTCAGCCTATTTTGCGTCAGATTACTGCAGATTATACACTGGAAATCTGCGTCAGGTTCTTCGGGAAAGCGTAATTAAGTATGTGCCTGTAAAGGAAATCTTTGAAAACGCGAAGAAGTGTGACCATGTGGCGGATGTTCTGGAAGCAATCAGAGCCAGGAAGGACATGGTGGAGAAGCTGGCAAAGGTTGGTTTGTATGATTTGGTATGGGAGGATATTTCGAGGACATACGGCAATGAAGAATTAGACCGGCGCGGCAGCAGTCTTGAAGAGATCCTCGGGCTGGATAAAGAGAGAGTAAAAACGGCAATGAGAATAAAAGCCACAATGTCAGAATTGAAGGTGCTGAAGGCGGCCTACAGGGCGAAAGTGTACCTGAAGGATGCACTTGCGTCAGGAATTGCTGAATTTTACGGAAACAGAGGTGTAAATGACCTGTATTTCATCGTACAGCGTCACAATCTGGAAAAACAGATTACTTATATGCGCAAATTGCCGACATATAACTCCCAGAGCCCGTCACTGGTGGCTTACGATTACGAAGATTTTCTAAGACAGTTAGAAGTACTGAACATTCCAAGAACCAAAGAGAACAAATTCCCTGCAAATTTCTATCATGTACATGCGGAATTGCAGGAAGAAATTGATTCGAAGAAGGAAGCACTGGAGAAAGCGGCCATCAAGAAGAAAAACAGAGTGCTGAAAAACATTGTAAAAGGCTTAAAGACAAAATACGAACTGGATTCCGACGAGTTTGTAATTGTCTGGCCGAACAGTAAGGCAGATTTCAGCGCAGAAGGACAGTTGCAGCACAATTGTGTCGGCGGTTATTTTGACAGAATGTGCAAGAAGGAAACAATTGTTTTCTTTTTGCGCAGGAAAGAGAACCCAGAGACACCGTTCTGCACGGTTGAGTTCAATAACAACAAGTGTGTGCAGTGCAGAATGATATACAACAGAGATGCGGAAAAGGCGGCATGGGATTACATGCACCGATTAGAACAGCATTTGCTGGATCTGGAAAAACAGGAAGAAGAGAAAATTGCAATTTAGGAGGATAGAGCATGAATGAAGTGACTTTTAACGGACAGTATGCCGATTTTAAGAACATTCTCGATGTTGAAATTAAAGAAGCGGCAGCAGGCTTTGTGAGAATTGGTTATTTGTTGAAGGTAGCGAGAGATACGGAAATACTGAAAGATTCAGGTTATACAAGCGTAGCGGAGTTTGCAAAGGCAGAATACGGCCTGACAAAGGATATTGTCAGCAGATATATCGCAATCAATGACAGATTTTCAGAAGGCGGCTATTCTGACATGCTGCAGATGAAGTTCACTGGTTATGGAGTGGCAAAGCTGGCAGAGATGCTGACACTGCCGGAAGAGCTTGCGGAACAGCTTCCTGCGGAGATGACCAGAAAAGAGATTCAGGAAATCAAAAAGGAGTATGCGGAGGAAAAGAACATTTCAGATCTTGAAGTGATGATGGAACAGCCGGGGCCTTCGCTGGACAATAACCTGGCGAAAGCACTCTATGAGTTTTTCAGAATCGAAGAAAATTACAAGAGACTGCATGAAACGGAGCTGATTGAAGGCTATGGATGGCGAAAAGACGAAATGCTGGAAGTAGTTGCACCGGAAGGAATGGCAAACATCAGAGTGCGTATTCCTGCTTTTGGTAGAGTCATGATTGTGATTGATGAACAGCAGGATGACATTGTTCTGACCAATATGCGCACATTGGCGAAGGAATCCTTCTCATGGGATGACATGGCAGCAGTTCTGGAGGCGTTCCACTATAAGTTTGTATCATTCGCAGAGGCTTATTTTGCAATGTATAAGGAGCGAATCGAAGAAAAACAGGAAGTTGCACCGATGCAACAGGAACCGGAACCTGTAAATGTGGCAAATTTGGTTGAAAAGACAGAACCGGAGGAGTCAACGGAAGAAGAACAAATCCCGGGACAGATGGAAGTGACAGATTATCCGGAACTGATGCCGGAATCAACCTATGAGGAGGTAGAAAATGTCGATAGCAATGCAGATGAAACAGAAGAACATGGCGCCGGGAATTTCGATGGAATGTCAGCAGGAAGCGGAAATGATGTGGATGCTGTGGAATCCGGGAATGATTCAGGAATGGGCAGAAGCGAGGTACAGAGCAATGATGAAGGCTCTGGAGCTGCAGAGAGCGGAGGATGTAAAGGAGATTATGAGGACAGAGAGCCAGCAGATGAAACAGAGCACTGGAGAGAAGCAGAAATGCATCTCGAAAGAGTGAAGGAGTTCATGAAGCTCCGAAACTTCGGAGCGAAAGTGGATACAGTAATCGTGAAGAGTATGTACAAGGATGCAGTCTCCCTGGCAGCAGCATTTGAAAGCATTTTGAACATGAGGACAGAGGATGAAGAGTAGATCGTCAAGAGCCGCAAAGGCAAGAGAATTCAATACACAGACGAGGGAAGAGATATTCAGGCGTGATTTAGGTCAGTGTATATTCTGCCGGCAGCAGTACTGCATGGATGATAAAAACGCAACATGGCTGGGAAAGAGCCTTTATTCAGTAATGCATTATATACCGAGGTCGGCAAACGGCCTCGGTATTGCGAAAAATGGAGCACTGGGATGCCAATATCATCATGAAATGATGGACAACGGAAACAAGGGCAGAAGGGACGAAATGCTGGAGATATTCAAGGAATATTTGAAAAGCAAGTATCCCGACTGGAACGAAGAAGATTTGATTTACAGCAAATGGAGGTAAACATGAACAAAGTAATTATCATGGGCCGCCTGACAAGGGACCCCGAAACAAGATACACACAGACCGGAGAAAACAGCCTTGCTGTCACACGATATACCGTAGCAGTAGACAGAAGGGCACGAAATGAGAATGGAGAGACGCAGGCAGATTTCATCAGCTGCATTGCCTTCGGAAAGAGCGCAGAGCACGCAGAGAAATACTTCAAGAAGGGAATCAAGATTCTTGTCACGGGACGCATTCAGACGGGCTCCTATACAAACAAAGAAGGCCAGAAGGTATACACAACGGATGTGGTTGTGGAAGAGCAGGAATTTGCAGAAAGCAAGGGCGGCAGCAGTCGTGAGGAAAGAGACAAAGCGGCTCTGGAGGCAGCAGGATACACCGCCAGCAGTTCAGGGGATGGCTTTATGAATATTCCGGACGGAATCGACGAAGAACTGCCGTTCAACTAAAGGAGGATAAGAGATGGTAAGCGCAAGAGATATTTTGACAATTCAGAGAACATGGAAAAATGAGGGCAATATGACATGCGGCAAGTACACTGCAGCGCTGATAAATTTGAACGGCAGTATACTTGTGCAGGAGCCGAAGTTTTTGCTGGCACAGGATCAAGTAAAAATCAAAGAACACGCAAAGAGAGTAAAGAAGGCTCTGGGTGCAGAGATTGGAAACGGTATCGTTTCACAGGGCTTTATGATTCAACCACTTTGGTTTCTGGATAATCTGGTAGATAGTGCATTGATGGATACAAAGGCGCTGGATGCTCTGCTGAAGCATATTGAAGTGAATACGCAGGGAATCAGAAAGAACCCGCTTGAAGTACTTATCTATCATTGCATCTACGATATTCCCGGGAAGAAGGAGAACGGAGAAGAGGTTGAAGATTCAGAATATGTGTATAAGCACATCATAGTGCTTGTCTGTGAAACAAAAATGCAGAAGCATGAGCTGGCAGTGAAGGCAGGGCAAGAAGACATTACAATCCCTCAGAGACTGATTAAGCAGCCGATTACAGGATTCGTTTTCCCGTCATTTGAGAACATGCGTCCTGTGGATGATGAAATCATTATATACAACGCGGACACAGAGCACCCGCTTCACGCACTCTATGGAAACATGGAAGTGAAGGGCTACAGAACAGCAGATGAAATCATGAGAGACTTTGATTCTCTTTTCACTGAAGAGATAGGAGAAGGCAGAGAAAGAGATACTTGCATGATGGCAATTATGGAAGTACTGGGCAACATGAATCCATTTGATCAGGTAGACAAGGAGACACTGAGACACATTTGCAGAGAGGCACAGGTGGCATTAGAAGACGAAGATGCATTCCTGGCAGAATACCATGACAGCATTGGAAAGTATAAGCCGACTGCAAATCAGCTGATCATTCCGAAGTATGCGGCAATGAGAGCAAGAGACATGCACAGAGAAAGAAGAAAGGCACTGTTGCTGAAGGCGGCAGCAGCTGTGCAGGATGAAGCACTGGCAAATGACCTTCGAGAGGAGGCTGAACGATGAAGGATGAAACCGAAGCGTTGATTATGAGGATGTATGAAACGGTACAGGAATTCAACGAACGGCTGGGGCGTTCTCCGATTTCGGAAGAACTGTCAGTGATGTTCAACATAGACCGTCAGAAAACATATATGCTGCTTCGAAAGATGGAAACCAGAGGCATGATTGACATTAACCGAAAGAAAAGGCCCAGTATCATTACCATTGCAAAGAAGAAACCGAAGAAGCCAATCATCGAGCCGACAGTTGTCCTGAAGGGAAAACAGCAGCTGATTCAGAAGGTGAAGGTCGGGGACAGAATCACAATGAGAAGGCCTGCACTGGACAAAGATTTCGAAGATAAAGAGCGCGAGAGAGTATTTACAGTAATTGGAATTTATCCAAATCATGTGCTGGGCGTTGATGTAAAGACCGGCTCAAAACGATGCATCAGCTATGGTGACTTAATCAAAAAGGGATTAGAGCATCAGGCAGATAAACTGGAGGCATTGAGAAAATAAATGAGAAAAGACGGACACAGACAGTTGAAACCATGTCCGTTCTGCGGAGGCACAGCCCTCCGCATGGGCGGCAAATGGGAGTTATCATACATCAGATGCGCTGACTGCTGGGCACAGACTAATCTTTCCAGAACACAGGAAGAGGCAGAGGAAGCATGGAACAGAAGGGCATCGGATGCCGCGCTGGAGGATGACGGAAGGTAGTCAGAAGGTGAAAAATGAGGCGGCTGATTTTTTTGCAGGATAAAGGAGTGACCCCCTTTTTGGGGTCACTCATGCATGACAATAACCGGCAGTGCCGATTATTACTGGATTTTCTGGATGTCAGGAGTGGAACCATTAAGGGTACCCTTTTTGATGCAAAAAAGGAAGGAGAGGAAAATGAAAGTAGTAGTGGATGAAATGCCAAAACATCATTGGGATTGTTTGTTTTGCAGAGGGATTATTGACGAATGCATCCTGAGTAAAAGATATTGCTATGGTGTGAACAATTGCGAAGTTTTGGTGGCGGCGAATAAGAACGAGCAGAAGAACGGGAAGCGGCAGCAGGCGAAGGGAGAAACAAAATGAGCAGAGCTTTTGCTGAAGAAGAAACTTACGATGTTTGCAAAGTGTGTGATTATGCAATCAGAAATGAAGATTGCCCAGGCTGTGGATTGTTTTTTCAATCATTTTCGATTAAGGAGCATGATGCCGCGATCAGAAGGCAGACGATTGAGGAAGTTACCAATGAGATATTAGGCAGATTAAGTAAGGTTGCCATTAAATCTTATACACCCAATCTTATATCTATGGATGAGGTTAGAATTGTATTGGAGCAGATGAAGGGAGAATTATGAAAATATTTTGTATAGTTGTTTCGGCAATCATCGTAGGCATATTGTGGGCGGTGGCAGCAGCCGACAGAGGGCATGATGATGAAGAGTAGGGGAGTTGCACCGGTGCAACGGTAAGAGGGAACAGAAATGACAAGAAAAGAACTGTCACAGGTATTTTACCTGAACAAAGAAATGAAAATGTGGGAGGAAAAACTGAACGAGCTGAGGAGCAAGTCACTTGAAGGCACACAGAAAATAACCGGGATGCCGTTTGCAAATACAAATGATTGCTCTGACAAAACCTTTGAACATATCAGCCGAATAATGGAACTGCAGTCTGACATTGAAGTGTTCAGGACCAATATTGAACGGAAGGTATCAGAGATTGAAAAATATATCATGACGCTGGATGATTCCATATTGAGGCAGATTATCGAATACAGATGCTGTCAGCTGAAATCATGGCGGGATGTAGCGGCCATGATTGGCGGTGATAATACACCGGACGGATGCAGGATGATGTTTGACAGACAGTTCCCGAGAGAGAAAAGAAAATAGTTTGTTCGTTATGTTCGATTTGTATGTGATATATTGATATTGTCAAGATATACATGTGAAAGGATTCTCCTAAAGAAGAGAGCACCAGGCCGAAAGTCAGGTGCTCTTTTCATATGCAAAAATGTTATGGCAAGAGATTTCGCAAAAAGTTTTTATCGTTCAAAAGAATGGCAGCAGACAAGAGAATACATTCTGAAAAGAGACTATTATCTCTGCGTTCGCTGTGGAAAACCTGCGGAAGAAGTACATCACAAACAGCATTTGAGCCCTGAAAACATTGGAGATATCAAAATCACGCTGAATCCTGACAATCTGGAAAGCCTTTGCCGTGAATGTCACTTCGAAGAACACAGAGGCGAGCACGCAAACGGCAGGAAAAACCTAGAAAAAACCACAGAATACTATTTTGATGAAAACGGCATACTTCGGCAAGCCCCCCCGGGGGTGCAGGGTGGCGTGACGGCCTAAGGACAGATCGGAAGAGCG